CAAATGTCCATAATATGGTAAATTAATCAAGTCGTTACGACGAATTCGTAAAATATCAATGTTTAAATTTGCGTTGGATTCATACGCAAAATATTTGTTTATGGTATCATTGCTGATAAGCGCTTGTGCTGAAACGTCTTGAGGCGTTCCGTCAATGTCATTTTCATTGTTGTACCGATTTCGTGAAACATCAAAGTTGTTAGTTCCATTATAAGGAACATCTCCATAATCAATATTGCTTTTTGGTATAAGTTGTAGATATGATGCGTTGTCATTTAATTTAACTAATTCATTGTAAGAAATATCGACAAATGTGTCCCCGTATGGAAAAACCGATGTATTTTTTGTAGAAACAACATCGGATAAATTTATAGGAGTTCCAGTAGAGGTTAATCCATATTGAGGGTCTTCGTTTATAAATATATAAATGTTGTATGTTAACTTGACTATTTCATTGTCTTCAAACAAATGAATGTAAGCAGTTTTATCAATCGCGTTCTTTAAATATCGTGTTCCTTCGCGATTGTCTGGATGATACCGTTTAATGAAATTATAGGATATGTCATACTGGTCTTGTTCTGGTATGGTAAGTGTTAATACACCAGTATTGTAAGACAAATCAATAGGTCGTATTGCTTTATATATTCTCTCTACATCTAATGTGGAATATTGAGATGATAACGCTCCTATATTGGAAAAATAATTATACTGCCAAGATACACCATTTATATTTAAATTAGGTGTAAAAAAAGGAGCATATCCCTCCAACATATATTCGGTAATAGTATTGTATATGTCGGTAAAAATAAGTTTGTAACTATTTTTAATAGAGTAAGTCCATAAAAAGTTGTATTTAGTATATTTTGGACTAGGCATTACAATTTCACTTTGTTCTGGAATGCCGTTATTTGTTCCATATGTTCCACTTAATTTAAATACACGAATATAATTAGATGATGTGTCACTTGCGTTTGTTTCAAAGAAATTGTAAGTGTAAAGATTACGACCATTTATATTGGTTTGTTCAATTTGTTCTTGATTGGATATGTCATTAAATGTAATAGGACGAATGGTGTAGTTGCTGTCGGTTAATTGTTGATTGTTTGGTGTCATAGAAAGGGAAGATCCGTTAAACCAGGGTCCATTTAAATCTTCCCATATGTAAAGGTAATAATCTACATATACTTCGTGGTTCCCTAAGGGTTGTATAGTAATGTCTGTAACTTCACTAATCATATCTGCTGGAATAAACCTAGACAGATACGTTAAATTTTGCGATAAATCATCAATGGTTTGATGTATGCTTGAAATATCGGTCTGTGGTATCTTAAATGTAACACGGTCTAAATCACCAAAATAATAATTGTTGTCTGGTTCAGTATATTGTGATTCGGTCATTCCGTTGTTTTTTATTAAATAGACCACGCGGTCTGTAGCACTTGTAAGAGTGCTATTGTCTTTAAAAAAATAAGCGTTTCCAATAGTACCACGTGATATATCTTGAATACTTGTCACATTATCACTCGCATCAAATGTAAATCCAACATAGTTTGGTCGCTGAACAATATATTTTTGAGCATCCAGTAAAGAAATGTTTAACTCTTCGATTGAGTTATTACTTATATTGGTTTCTAACATTTGATGTTCTACTTCTACAAATGGATACGTATTATTGTATTCTATTGTCCCTTTCTGTAAATTATGATGAAATATAGTATTTGACAATAAAGTAGTCATATATAAAAAATATAACATTTTAAAATGCTATATTTTTTATGATTTATTAAAGTTACATCGTACTATTTTTTCAATACCTAGCATTTCCATCGGTTACCACAATTTAAACATGTAACAAATGTGGTCATAGGTTCGTCTGCTGAACGTGTTTGCATTTCATAATATGTACACCTTCTTTTTTTACATTTATAACACTTAAACTGATCTGTTGCTGCCATCATATTATCAGACGTCATATTTTTGTCTCTCTTTATCTTGGATTCTATTAATGCTTTCCATATAGATGGGTCCATTTCTTGATGAGTTAATTGTTCTAATGCATTTTTTGTTATTTTTTTATTTTTAATGGATTCTAGTAATACAGAATTACTTACCATATTTGACATAAGGGTTCTCAGACGATTTACATACAATTGAACAAAATACTTATTTTCCCATTTCTTAACAATTTTTTTCCGTGTGGCTTCGTTTAATGTATAGTTGAATATACTGATTTCTATATTTTTAGCAAGTTTATCGTCTTCAATAGCAAACCGGTCCTTAAATGCGTTGCATACATTTTTACGTATGGTTTCTGGATTTTCTACCTTCATGATACTAATATTGGATTACTATATTTGGTATTAATATATTTAAATTCAATTTATTAATAAATTATTTTTATGTAGAACAGTTTATTATGATTCATTTTCACTTGAACAGTAACTATCTTCGCTTAATTCAGAATAATACTCTTCTTCGCTATCTTCTTCTTCGCTATCTTCTTCTTCGCTTTCTTCTTCTTCGCTTTCTTCTTCTTCGTGTACTTCTTCTCCATCATATTCTTCAGAACCATCATCGTCATCATAACTTGCGCTTTCTTCTAAATCATCATCAATCGGAACATAGTCTTCATCATCATCATCGTCTTCTTCATCTACTACAAATCCGTCTTTATGATATCCCTCCTTTGTTTTGTCACTGTCCGAAATTTCTTCTTCGTCTTCACTTGGTTCTTCCGAATGTGTTAAATCTTCAAATCCGCCGAATAGCGTTTCGTACGTTTTTTCCCATTCTTCTTTAGTTAAATCATCGATTGAATAATCACTAGGTTGTGGGGTAGAATGCTTCAGTATAATCATAGTGTTAAAATAAAGCGCCTCGTCTACTGGAGGTGGCAGGTCATATTTATTTTCGCTATTCGAACGACCTGTATCTTTTGCATAGACTGAATAAAAATTATTAGATACCTTCCAAGTATGCCTCTTCATAAAATTAGCACTCGATTTCAAATTACATTTTTTGTAAAGTTCAGATACAACCATGTTTTTAACCGATTTTTCGGTTAATGAAGCATTTTTATTTACCAAAACAACTTTTACCATATATAAATTATCTTATTAAATCGGTTTAAATAGTTTCAAATAATATATATAAATGAAGTATTATATCGATGAGTTAAATATTAACACGCTAAACCTAACCAAACTAAAAAATAATTTATATTATGAACATAATACTAAAAATATTATATTATCGGATAATGGATATTATACTATTTATAATAATCAATATTATAGATATTTCGTAGACTCAGACAAAGCAACCAGTGAATATTGTTATTATAAATTAAATAATTATTTAGACAAGTATACAATGTATGTAGATAACAACGAATGGATACGAAAAAGAATAAAAAATATACCAATTCATCATCAAAACATTATTGTCCAAGAAGAAATTTTCAAGTTAAACGAAAAATGTAATGTATCCTTTATAATCGAAAAAAACGAGAAGGGAGAGATATACGACGCATACTTTCTCTCCCAATTAGATGAAAACAATTTTTCTTTTCAAGAAACAATGAGTTATTTATTGTCAAAGTTAATATAAGTTTATGTATATGATATTTTGGATTTTACAAAGAATAAGTATTTCATTGGTTTTGATTACATGTGCTCATTATATTTATATTTTCTTAAAACATAATCTTACTATACCAAAAACAAGAGATTTAGTTAATCAACCACGCGAAAAGTACAAGGAAATGTATAAAAAAATAAACCAAGGTATGTATACAGCAAGTAGTGTTAATGGTGATAAAACTAATAACGACACAAAATCAACAAATGTTCAATCAAAAATGAAAAATGAACTTAAAAACTACTTGAAAGATTTGAAAAAATCAAATAATACCTTGTCAAATAGTTCCAACACAAATAATAGTTCTTTATCTACAAATCAGTCACCCGTTTCAGATGGTTCTACTATTTTTAATAGTGCTCTTTCTGATTCAGGATTTTCTAATTATTAAAATAAACCATAAATCGTCATAAATATATTTAAACAAATATATTTAAAAGCATTTATGGTTTTATATATATAATCCATGGCATACAACTCAAAATTTCACCTTCAAGGAAAACGTTCGTATCGTAATCACAGTACATCGTCTACATTATTAAACAAGGAGCGCAAGTTTTTAATATCACAGTTCCCAAATATAAAACCTTTTTATGAAAAAACTTTACATAACAAGGTTGATATAAAAAATAGGTTTTATATTAGTATCCCAATGGGAAAGAAATATTTTATTTGGTTTACGTATTTAAACGGACGACCCGTATGTGTTCATTTAAATTACGTGTTTAAGTCAAGGAGTTTTCAAGAAATAAAGATTATTGCTTGCAATTTTGATCCTGTATTATGTGTCGGGAATGGTACAATTCTATTTGGAACGCATTTACTATTAAATGGTAAAAATATATTTAATATTGAAAATATATTTTACTATAAAAACAAAAAAATTCTATTTGAGACACAGTATTTAAAGTTCAGCATAATCAATACTCTTTTAAAATGTAATATTGCGCCTAAAATATATCTAAAGCACGAATATGTGTTTAAGGTTCCAATAATTACAACATGTTATAAAACAATGAAGTCAAAACTTGAAAAATTACCATACCGAATCTATTGTATTCAACATCGATCATGGACCGAAAATATATATTTAAATGAACGTGTTGAAATAAACAAAACACAAGAAGCAGTATTTACAATTGAAGCAGATATACAAACAGATGTGTATAGACTATATTGTAAAGGAACAGATGATTTAGTGAATATAGGATATGCTTATATTGGTAATATTAAAACAAGTCACTTTATGAATAAACTCTTCAGACATATTCGCGAAAACGATAATATAGATTTAATAGAAGAAAGTGAAGATGAAGATTATTTTGAAGATACGCGTTTAAATAAGTTTATGTTGCATAAAAGTTACAATATGGAATGTATATTTAATAAAAAATATAACAAATGGGAACCGATAAAATTAACAAATAAACCAATAAGTAATGCTCAAGATATGATGTTTATAGAAAAATAATTTGTATTGTTATTATATATAATGACAAAGGGCAATACAAAAACCAAAAAAATTGTTGGTAAAAAGACAAATGCAAAACGCAAAACAAAAAATAAAACTCAAAAGGGAGGAGCATACGGGTCAACCATGAACTCGATGGCGAATAACGCCAAAGCAAATATGGGATTTGGTTATTCTGGCGCTGTAAAATATAACCATTGTGGCGGTAGTAAGGGAGGAGTTGCCATATTTAATAATAGGGTTGGATATGGATATACCAATGAAGGGGCAGCCAATGCTTCCAGTGTTCAGGGAGGATACGCACCTGTTTCCCGTTACGTAGCATCTCAGTGTGGTGCTGGTAAAAAGAAATCAAAAAATCTACGTAAAAAGGGTCGCAAGGGAAAATCAAAGAAAAACAAAACACTGAAATCGCGTAAACACATGAAAAAATCTCACAAAAAAA